TCGGTTGATACCGCGCCATGCACCCAGCAGATTCTCACTGTTGTTTAACTTGTTCTTGGTAGAACTGTAGTTCCAAGTGAACTTGTTTGCGGCATAAAACTCTTGTGTTCGATAATCAAGTTTGTTGGCACCCACATAATTCAAGAAATCCTGATTCAATATGGTGGTAATTTCACTGTAACTGAATCCTGTGCTGCGGAATTGTCCAGGTAGCACGTCATCAATGGTCAAGGGCACTGGATTATCATCCAATTTGAGATTGTTATAAATCCTAGTTTCAAATTCCAACAACACTTGATCTCGTATGTCGTTGAACAATGGAGTGATTGATCCATCATGACCTTGTGTGACTTGTACATTGCCACTGCTGGTTCGTTGTGTGATCACCTGAGGCACAAATGCTGGATACAATCCCAACTTGGTAGGAGTGTTTGGAGCAAAGCTGCCGTATGTGGCACTGTATTCTTGCAATGTCAATTTGCTGCCAACAACCAAATCAACTAGTACTGTGATTCTAGGTCCGTCAGTTGATACAACATAATCACGATCTCTAACCAATAACACTTCGTTGAGATACACATTCATGCCCAGGTAATTGGCTGATTTGTAGTTGTAAACTTGAACAGTATCAAAACTACCGGTGTCAGTATAGCTAATGGTGTATGTGGTAGTTGTATACACTGCGCCCGACGGCAACATGTCTGACCAGTAGAATGGTTGTGTTTCAACACGGCCTAGAGTAATGTTTTGGATAGCAGTATCAAGCACTTGGCCGATTGAGTCAAATCCAATGGTTTGCTTGGTAACAGCATCTAACAATTGATATTTGTATTTGTTGTATTCTCTATCAGCAAAACTCAATGATGCAAAAATATTATAGTCTGGAGACCTTAGGAAATATCCTGCCAATGTCATTGGCGCACTTTGTTGCAGTATGGTCAATCCGTAAGGAACCAAATTGCCAAGATCTCTAGTGTTGTTGGATCCATTTACCGGTCCAGTGACAGTGATTAGATTTTCACAAATACTTTCATAATGCGTACGGATAGTGCCAAGAGTGAATTCTGGACTATTGCCATTCAACGGATTGTTCTGTAAATTGATAGGTACCTGATAAAATGCCAAACTGCTGGTTTGATCACTCAAGGCTAATACTTCAATGATATCACCTGGCACATAAGTTTTATTCAACGTGATTGTTGTACTGTTGCTTGTGGTAAGGTAACTGTAGGTGCTGGGTGCTTGAAACACTGATCCTACATAAATTTTGATTGCGGGAGTACTATTAACTGGATCATTGACTTTGACATCCAATTTGAGTGTGGCTCCAGTATATGTAAATTTAAATTGCTGATAGTCTTGGCTTGGGGTAGCAGCAGTTTGCCACCCTATCAATCTTTGATAGCTTGCGCGAGTGGTATACTCTTTGACTGATCCTGAACTGATATCTAATGTCACACTGGCATTGTCTACCACATATAAAAAAGTATCTTTATACAGGTTGTTTTCAAATACAATATCACCTACGTTGTTGATGTTGAGGTATTGCAACGGGAATTGCAATATTGGATCAATTATACCAGTATCACCCACTGCATAGCTAAACAATTTGCTACCAGCAAATGTAGAACTTTGATATTTTGTTTGATCACCAAAACTATATCCATCTGTGTTGTAAACATTAAACAACGGAGCCTGTTGCACTGATGTTTTTTGTTGTGCATAAGTCCAGGTGGTTCCGTCAAACCAAAAAGTCACTCCTGGAAACACATTTCCGTACAAACACACTGTGCATTGATCGGCTAATACTTCTCCGTCCTGTGCCTGAGTTAACGAAATTATGGGTTGTGCAATCAATGGATCAACTGTGTCAGGAACAATAAACGACACTACATAAATTTTATTCTTGACATTTTGATCATTGTCAGCAGCAAATATCACACGGCTGCCATCAATAAATGTATATCCATCTACAGAATATCCTGTAGATCCTTCTACATTACTGAAAGCATCTGTCTGTGAGAAATCAATGATGTCAACTGGATTCTTGCCTTCGGTGCCCATATTCCACAATCTAATATTGGGGCGGAATTGTATAATTGGACGTTTGGCTCTGTAATTGTTGTCAAAATTTGCTGTGGTATTGTTGTATTTTGCTGTGGCATTGATCACATCAGAATGGAACCAACGATTGCTACGACTCCAGGCGTTGCGATCTCGACTGGCACGATTGATGGTCAAGTAATCTGTAGAATTGGGTTCTACATAGATAGTGCTGTCGTTGGCATCGACCACATAAGATTCTGGTGTGTAGAAATTATCAACAGGTAACAATTCAATGGCTGTGCCCACACCACTTACATAATATTCCAAATCGCTGATTGCAATAGCACGAGCATTTGCTGAACCAAGTTCTAATGGATAAGCACCGCCACCTTTTTGTGTGCTGATACTGAATTGTATTCCATTGGCGGCCAGGCTTTGAACATAATATGTGCCTGGTAGTACTCCGCCGATGCTGTCAATGAATATGATCTTTTCGCCAACGTATAAATTTGCAGTGGATTCGGTGGTTAGATAGTTGCTGCCAGGCTGTGCCGAAGTGACCACCAAATCAAGGGTGCCAGATGCATAGGTGGACGGAACCACGTCACCGATAAATTTTACTTTAAGGCCGTTGGTGAATACCACTCCGTTGGGACTTGTGTATGATTGTTTGCCCAGAATAGCATCAATGAACAATGTGTTATTGGCCGCTTGCTCTATCAGTCTGATACGTCCAAAGATTTCTGGATCTGTGCCATCTTGATAATACAGTGTGTCCATGGCTGCAGATAGGAAAGGAATTCTTTCAAATGTTCCGTCGTCTTTCTTGTACCATTCAGTATTGCTGTATTTGATTCCATATCGAGCTTTGAATTTGTTCAATATCGGAATGTCAGTTAATTTTGACAAACTGATGTAGGTGTAGTTCTCTATTGTCACATACTTGATTTGCCACAGTTGATAACGATCTTCAGGTGCCACTTCCCCGGTTTGACTGAAAAATGTAGTATCAAAGCTACCAGTCATTCCATTGTAACTACTGGATTGTGGTAACGGATCAAAGAACGAAGTTATTTGCCAACCTCCAGCTTCGGCGTCGGTTATTGGTTGAGTGAATACCAAAGTACGCCCGTTGAGATTTGCAGTGCCATCAATACCGCCGTATGTGGCCAAAAATTCATCCACAGGTTGATTGTTGACCTGATCAAATTTGAGATCGCATATGATGTCAACCGGTGTGACCAAAGTTCCGTTGGAATTGACACCAAACGGAGTCAATGAGTAGTAAAAGTTCTGTGCAGTTTTTTGAGGAACATTAAATGTCACTGTGCCAAGATCAGTACCATTGTTAGCCACGCCCAATATATCTCTTGAACTGATATTAGGGTTAGAAGGATCCTTGCCACTTACTCCAGGGAATGCCTGTATCCAGAATCCTGGACCAGTTCCTTGTGTGCCATCTACAATGTTCAGTGTACCTTGCATGTTCAGCTGCGTTTCGCTTGCATAGTACAAAGTGTTCGGAGCGTCTTGTGGCACAGTGAATGTGACCAGGCCGGTGCGAGCACCGTTTCTTGTCACACCGGTATTGTACACATCTTCGAGACCGGTCACCGGTGATGTTTTGATCCAAAAAGGAAAATCTCCAGTAAACACCAAATTAAACACATAGGTGTTACCACGAGCCAGTGTGAGAGTTGGGTTTCGTAATCCATCCAATAGATAAGCCGAAGTCCCTGCGTTGCTCACCCGATAATTTACAGTTTCTGTGTTGTTTTGAGCAATTTGAAAGGTATAATTGCCACCACGTACCAGATCAATAACTGGATCCTCGCCTGTTACTCCTGAAAATGTATAAACTCCATTTTTTCTTGTGACAACAAAATTATCACTGGTAGGGATAGTAGCAGATCCCACGTCCACAGCATCTGGGCCTGCTGGCAACCAAAAATATTGACTGAAATTTACAAAAGCATCAAAATCTACAAAAGGATCCCAACTGTAGTACTCACTTTGATACAACCGATCTGGTCGACTGCCATCGCCGCCACTGAATGATATTGCATCATTGATACCTGGGTAGGTGATGGCATTTTTGATAGTGTCAGTGTCGGGAACCAAACTGACCACACCAGGTTCCAGTTGGTAATCTCTACGAACTGCATCTGGTTCTACCACATACTTGTCGTTGGGATTGACGCCTGGACCTACTGTGCGTCCAATGTAACCTTGTGTTTTTTTAAACTTGGGTTCTTGTGTCAGCTGATCCAGTGTGGCAGCTAAAAACTGCTTGTTGGTTTCGGTTTGAAATATTTGTGGAAGAAAATCTACTGAACGTGCGGTTGCCATTAAATTACTCCACTGCCTGGTGCTGTGCGTAGATTTGTACTGGTAAGTGCATCAATCACTTCAATATTATCTATGGTAGCTGCGTTAACAAACAATTCATTTGGTGCTGATCTTATTTCATACAAGTCGCCAAAATATTTTTGTGAATTCAATGGCACCAATACCACTGAACTGATAATAGTTCCCAGCATGCGATGCAAGTATGCTGCTAATTCAGAGAAGTAAAAAGTATCTCCAAAATTCCATTTGTCAATGCTGAAATAATTGTTCATCTCGGCCACTACAGAACTCTTGATTTCACTGGTACTGGCTGTAGAATTGGCCGCACGTATAACTTTGATGGTAGCACGTAATTCAGGTGCTGCCTTCATACCAAACAATGGCTTGAATGTGACTGGATTTAAAATAATGTTATCACTGATCATTTTGTAGTTTTGCAATCCTTGGTATGCAGTATTGAGTTCATCAATGGTGGGAACGTTTGGCATTGGCACAGTGCCTGTGGTATCTCTGATCCAATTTTGATATGCAGTGTAATAGGCCTGTGGTACCACATACAAATCAATGATGTTGGTGGTGCCAGGATCTATCCTGTTGGTCAATGGAGAATTGTGACGATATTGATAGTACAAACTTTGTCGGCCCACACGAGCAATCCATCCTGATACTGCTACCAGTGTGCGTACTCCAGTGACTGATATACTGAGCTCATAGAATGCATCTTGATCATAGGCATAGAATACCTGCCCCGGCGACCATTCGCTCTTGACCAATTCAAGATCATCCAAGGTAGCATAGTCTGAATTCACACGACCTTGTTCTACCAATAGGTAACGTTGCAAATTGTCAAAGTCCACAGTTTGTTGCAAAAATACAAATTTCTGATTGGCATTGACTGTGGGTGCCACAATCTCTGTAAAAAAGTCTGGGTTGTCGGGAATACCATCACTGTCAGAATCTCTGTAGCTGACCAACACCTGGAAGTCATCCACATAGCCGTCACTTTCCACTGGTTGGCCTATGATGGTAACTGGAATGTCTCCTGGCAAATGATCAGTGGAATCTGGCTGAGTATTAACTGCCAACAGGTTGATATAGTCTTTGATCACTGTGCCTGTACGGCTGTCATAGACTTGTTGACCTTCATAGAAGAAAAATCTTGTTTGCAATACTGATCCAAAATTGTATTGCAAACCACGGAATGTGATGGTGTAGCTTTGATTTACTGTGACAAATTGTATCAACCAACTGGCATCTGAATTGACTCCATCAGTGTTGCCAGCAGCACCAGGTGTGGTTTGACTCCAGGCTGCGTTCTGATCCAAATTGGTGCTGGTGATCAGATACCAGGAATATGGTGTACCTGTGACTGATCCATCATTGTCGTAGCCCAATCCAAAATTTCGATAAAGAACAATTTGTTCGCTGATGGCTGCTTCTAGATCCAAGGGCAAATCAGTCACAAACAACGGAATGATACTGTCAACAATGGCACCTGTAGGAACAAAATTGTTCAACGAAACAGGGCCTGCACCCGAAGGTAAATTGCCCAGGCCGCCATTGTATCCGTCGCCGATCACTTGCAGTGGACTGGCCCAAATTTCTAATTTTTCATCAGCCCGTGAAGGAGTTCCTTGTACCAGCCGATTGTTGCGATCAAAATAGTATCCGGTGGGCGAAACAAATTTGATTAATGCACCCGGTGTGACAAAATAAAAAGGATTTGATGTGCTTACAACATTGCCTACAGGTATTGGCGTGCCACTGGTCCAAGTGCTAGAAACTGTGCTGTTGCGGAAGAATCCAGTGGTCTGATTGGCCAATGTGGTGCTTTGTTGCCATGTGCTTAGTGCAGTGGTTCCGGTGTTGACCGACTGACGTGGAAAATTTGCATAGTAAAACTGCTTGACAATAGGCTCTAACAACTGAGGTTGTACCTGATTTGTTATGACATCTGCAATTTCATTTCTTGTGTTCCAGGTGAACAATATTGTAGGCAATATGTTTTGTTCCCACAGGCCGCCGTCACTGCCAAATGTATTGGTACTGCTGTACTTGCCAGTGTTGTCTACTAGATCTAGATAACGACTGGTTCCAATGCTGGCACGATTTAAGGCTTTGCTTTTGAGAATGGAGTTGTACTGAGTGTACGGAAATAGATTGTAATCTTCTCCGTTGACCATTCTGTTTTGAGTGTAATATTGTGCTGGCGCACGTTGCTTGATCTCTGCAATAGGCTCGCGTGTTTGACTGTTGCTCACAGGTTGTGTGATGCCGCAGGTGAATGTGATGGTTTCAAGATTTCCACTACGGCTGATGTAGCTGATGGGCAAACTGACTGATTGCATTTCTTCAGGATTGATAATGTATTGCAATCCGTTGGATGCACGAACATAGCAGCGGAATGTGCCCACTGGAATTTCGCTAAACACTCCGTCACCAAACACCAAGGTGATTTGATCATTGGCTCTGCTGGTCACAGAAAATATAGGACGCAGGCTGGTACCAATTTGTTCAGCAGCAGCCGAGTATACATTTTCAGTGTACTGCCATTCTCTGCTGACTGTGCCCACAGTGTCCAACTGGAACAACCAGCGGTCTTCTTGGTTGACCCCTTCGATGTTGATATCAACTGTGCGATTGGCAATGCGCTCGGGCAAATTGAAATCTTGATTTTGCAACACACCTTGTTTGAACATGAAAAAATATCCAGTGTTGTTGCTGTTGAATCCCAGTTGATCATTGCGGAACAAGATATTGAATGCTTGATTTATTTTAGGGCTGGGCTCATAAAGATAATTTTCACCAACTGAGGTGCTGGTCATTGCTTCAAATGGCATGGTGATACCATCTATTGTGGCATTGTATGGAATCACTGGCAAATAGCCAGGAACCAGATTGATACCATATTCGTCAGTACGCACTCCTAATATGGTCTGGCGGTTGCCTGGACGACCCACACGTTGTGAATCTACCAGGCTGGCATTGATGATGGCAGTGAATTGTTCCTGCCAGGCAGGATTGGTAGGATCTGCCCAGTCCACTGTGACATTGCTGAGATTTACTCCGTTGTAGTCTGTGACGTTTTCTGTTGTGACCACAGAAAATACCTTGAGCAGGCCTTGTGATTCTGTGTTGCGCTTGGCTGTGTAGCTGACCAAATTTGCCAACTGCACCACTGAATCTCTACGTTCAGCAGTGTCCATGTAATTTTCTCTAGTGTTGAGATCGGTACGAAAAGCCAATGCCTGGCCCATAAAAGCCATCACATCTAACAGTGCAATGAATTCACTGCTTTCAATATAGTCGTTGAATGTTTCAGGGTAGTACAGGCGTAGATAATCAACAAAACTTTTACGTAGAGTCTCAAAGTCGTAGCTTTGAAAATTAGCTTCACGGTAAGTCTGGTAAATTTGTTTCCAGTCTTCGACTCCGAATATTGCTGTTTGTCTAGTAGTTGTTGCCATTGGTTTTGACCTTTTGTGCCTTATTGTTTATTTATGGACACAAAAAACTGCGTAGTTTATACCTAAATGTAACTGGCTCGTCTGGATGCAATATCAAAAAATATTGCCAATCTTTGAGCATTGGTTGATGGTGTCACTGTCAATTCCAATTGTATCAACATGCCATTGCTTTGTGGGAAAATCTGTATGTCTGAGATATACACTCTGGGGTCGCCTCCGGCTACACGTTGTATTTCTGCAACCATGCTGTTTTGCAATTCTTCAACTTGATTTTCAAACAAGAAATTCCACAATATTGTGCCATACTCGGGCCTGCCAGGCAGTTCGCCTTGACGTATGTTAAATGCATTCAAGAGATCTTGTTTGATCAAAGCAAAATCAGTCAAGGTAAATTTTTTAACTTGATTGATAGTGTTGAACCCTATAAATGTTTGAGCCATACAGTATTTACCGAGAAAAATCAAGCACTGACGTTGGCAGAAATCTTTGCAGACAACTGTTTGATACGTTTGGTAATTGGAAATGCCAGCTCTGTTAGATTGCCAGTAAGACTGGCAATCTTGTCTTTAAGTGGCTTGAATTCTTTTTGCACAGCAACAGGAGCACTGTCGTAAACTGTTGATGCAGGTGTGTAGTAGTTTGCTAAATTATCTAGGTAGTATTGTGTTGCTGCCTGTTGCTGCCCGGCAATGGCCAACCAATCTTGCTCAGATATGACTTGTTGATTTTCCAATGTTTTTAATTTTTCGTTGATTGCTTGCCACTTGGGTATTGTGGCTTGAATTCCAGCAATGTGCTCAGAAAAACCTGATTGTATTGTTTGTGATATAGTGCCAACGTCAGGAGTTGGGGTACTGTAGCTGGGTGCTGGGATCTTGTCATTTCCCAGTACCCGATCGGTAGCACCAGTTAGAGTGCTACGATCAACTGTATCTGCTGCTGGTACTGGTTTGATTTCGGTTTTGAATACTGGTTCTACTTTGCTCTGAGCAAGATTCACTGCGTAAGAACCATCTTTTACCAAGGTATTGAATTGTGCCTTGTCTGCTGCTGATGTAGGTAGGCCTTTTAGCAATGCTTCGGTATTGGGCACACTTTTGGCCGCACTCAAGGCCACACCTGCCAGGCCTTGTGCGCTCAAACTTCCCACTGGAATTCCAGCTGCTCCTAGTGCTGCGGTACCTTTGGCCATGAGGTCTTGTTGTACTGAGGATTGTAACGGCGCATTGGCCAACAATGAATCTATATTTTTGATGCCGTTGGCACCGGTAAACACTGCCGGACTCTTGAGTACCGATGACAGCGAAGCACCTGAAGCAGTGGCCAATGCCGATGTTCCAGGTTTTAGAATTCCTGCTGTTTCCAGCTGTGAAACATTCAATCCAAATGACCCTGCACCATTGGTATTGCTGAGTACGCTGGCACCTTGATTTACTATGTTCTTGGACTGTGCTAATACACCGCTGACATCACTGGTGCTCATGCTGCCAATAGGACCCAGAGCTGGAATCTGTTTGACAAAATCAGCTGTGTTGATCGGAGACGTTACTGCCGTGGATGCAATGCTTTTGTTAATGGTGCCAATCGAGGTGGTTGCTAACGATCCGACACTGCCGGCCAATTGTGCTGCACCTAATTTGTTTGTGATTTCACCAAGTGAATTGGTAACTGCTGGTCCAATGGCTCCCGTTACTCCGGGTATGCCAGGAGCCAAACTACCACCCAACGCTCCGCCTGCTGTGGCTAAATTTTTTGAAATGCTTCCTAACAATCCAGCTGCACTAGGAATTCCTGCACCTAATGCACCAGTGACTCCGCTCAATGCTTGATTGACTGCGCCTTGTGCTGACGGTAACCCACTGGCTGCTTGAGTAGCTGCACTCAAGGTAGCACCAGGCGCAAGTCCAAGCAATGATCCAGATTTGGATTGTTGATCAAATATTGCCTTGGCCTGATCAAAGCTGAATCCTGGCGGGCCATTGACGTTGAATGACTTTCCATTTGGCAGTGAAAATGTAAATGCTCCCATATCAATTTGCCGTAATCTCTGTGTTTGCAGGCATGGTAGGAGCACCAGGAGGTACTGCGTATCCATTTTCAAATGCCACTGGCACATCCACACCTTTGTTGTGATAGGGATAAGGTTCGTGAGTGGTTATTCGACTGCAGATACTGGTCAGTCCGTCAGTTTTGGTTTCCCAGCCAACACTGGTGTTGAATTTGATTTCATCAAAAATAGTTTTGGTTATGGGATTAGGCGTAGTAACACGCCCTGCCGCAGGGCCATTGAGATCAATCTGCCCCGCAGTGACTATCAGCTCGCTGCCGCTGCCCCAGCTGCTGGATGCACTGTTGATGGTTAATGCACCATCAGCTTTTACTCCAATGGTGTTTTTGCTGTACACAGTTATGTCTTTTTGAGCGTCTAGAATCATGGTTTCCATGCTTTCCAACTGCATGCGTTTAGTACTTTTGATTTGTACATTTCTACCGGCAAACATGTTGATATCTCTATCAGCATGAAAATTGATATCGCCAGCAGTACGCATGTTGATAGAGTTGGTAGAATACACGTCTACTGTGCCTTCAGATCCAAATTCCAACCATGTTTGACCATTGGCATGAGTGATGTAAAAAAAGTTACCGCTGTCACTCATGGTAATTTGATGGCCTTTGCTGGTTCTCAATCGAAACAATTGATTATTATCTTCCAGGTCGCCATCATCCATGACCAAGGTGTGGCCGCCCACACGCCCTATCACTTGCGCTTGTCCAGGAGTGATCGAACCGTCATTGATTTTTTTAC